GTTTCTGCCTTGGCTACTTGTTTTTCCGCTGCACGAATTGCGCTAGGTCTTGCGGTTTTCGCTATGTAAGTTCCGTTTGGGTTACGTCCCTCACGTGCTTTTTGAAGAACGTCCTCCGCGTACTGAAACGCTTCGTTTGCGTCTGCAATTAGTTGCTGATATACCTCGTTACCTGTAGCCATGTGTTTATCCTTCATTCATGGCAAAAAAATCAGGATCCTTTCCGTTTACGAACTCGTTCTTTCTCTGCTTTCAAATAGTTCATCAACAGGGTTATGTAGACTTCTCGCTCCCAAGGAATGAGGTTTTCTACTTCCTCCAAGGAGTAGTTGTGGTGCTGCATTAGATCAAAGTTTAATTGGAAATATGCCCCCAACGTGTTATGGCAGAGGGCTAGCGAAAAAAATCAGTAACGCTTTCCAGTTCTATTTTGTTCTGTTCCCCACAATGAGGGCATTTGAACGAAAAACAGTACTTGAGTTCGGGAATGGATTTGAAGAACATAACTACCTTTTCAAATTGATCTGGAAGAAGATTCTCTACAAAATCAGATATCTCCTTCGAGTCCAAGTCTTTGGACAGTATGACTTCTTCGTTTACGATAAAACTTTCAATGCACTTTTTTGTCATCTCTATTACCATCTCAACCTCTGATAGGTTGTAGTCTAGATCGTGCATTGAGGGATATCGCATGATTACTGTCATGTTGTCAGACAATTTGATTTCAGGAGTTGTCGTCTGCTTGTCTGTTTGTTTAACCGCGATTTCGTCCAAACGAATCTTATAATTGGTTGATTGGTTGCACTTTCCGCACAATACTTGAGGTTTTACTTCTTCTCCCACGGATTTGCAGCGTATTTGAAGAAATGCGTATTCTGTGTCTGCTGTGCACAATTTTCTTGTGTCCACAACTCCTTTTGTACACGCAGACACTACATTACGAATAGCGTCATTTATTTGGTTTTGATTTGACGATTGTAGTGCTATGAGAAGAACCTTTTCTTCTTTTACTACAAATGGTCGGTATTTCACGGTCAGGTGCGACACGGGAAGAGTCATGGTGTATTCTGGTAGAGCAGCAAGATTTAGTTTGTTCATTTTATCCTCAATAGTAATGATCTAATATGTATCTCTTTTTAAGTAACAGGTCCAACCAAAGGAGTGTATGTTGAATATGAGGAACGAAATTTTCTATAAGCAAACGTGACTTCCTGTTGCATTATGTCTCCGTCTTTGTCGAAGCCTAGTTGTATTTCGCCTATGGCTTTGGGATACGCTTCTTCCAAATACAAGATGTGACTTGGGCTATCGTCTTTGCCCAAGGTTATGATTTGTACTTCGGTTACATAATTATCGTAAAACTCTATTTTGTATGAAGATGGATCTGAAATAGAGTCTATCCAAGAATCAAAAAATTGTCGTTCTCGTAAGTCCGCCGACAGCAAAAACGATAGATTCGTTTCGCCCGCATAAGATATTTCAAATGGAAAGTTTCTAGCAGGACCGTATAATCTATTAGATTGCGTGCCTAGTGTTTTGTTTGGAATGGTTGCGTTAGAGCACCGTATGCTCAATGATTGTGGGGAAACTCCGCTTCTCAATATTGGTGGAGGCAGTATCAGTACTTCATACCGATTTCCGTAAGCAACCCCCGACTCTATTATGGATTGCATCATTGACCCTATGCCTGATTGTAAGAATGCCATTTAATCTCCCCTTATGAATCGCCTGTATGTGCGTGCAAATACGGTTTCTCTTTGAATGCGCTTTGGACGGGTTCCGGTTTCTGTGCTCTTGAAGCCTTCCAGTTTTGCTTGAACAATGTCACTCCAAAAGTCGAAAGGAATAATCACAGGTCTACGCTTTACCCCTTCCCATAGGTATCGACGGAAGCACGGCTTATATAATCTGAAACGAGCAGAACTGGGTAGCGTGTTTTCCTTTAGCACGAATCGAGTTCTCCAGTCCTCCCTTTCCTTGTTCGGGATGGTTGCTAGATTCTCCATCATTTGGGTGAACAGGAACTCTCTCCACTTTGGAGACAGGAAGTGTAGATTTATCCCCTCAAATCCGTCTCTGCCTGATTTGGTGACAACTACCAGTGGATACAAGTCGTAGTGCCCCCCGCGTTTACGGAACGACTCGCTGATAGGCTTGTAGGTAAAGAACACCAGTTGTCCCTGAAGCAGCCGTGGCGGGATGAGCAGTGTTTTGTTGCTTTGAAAAAATTGAAGTAATTCCGTATACGACTGGTCTGTTCCGCCCAGTTCACTGGTGGTGTCGTCTAGTATTTTTTCCAGTTCTTCGTTCATTTGGACTTCTTGAATAGGTCGTCTTCGGTAAGAATCTTGAACTCCCACCCTTTGGTCTTTGCGGCTTCGGTCGCTGCTTCCCACTTGGCTTTGTTTACCATCCAAGTCTTGACTTCTGAAATATACCCTCGTGTGACTCGGCTTCGCTTCTTTGGCTCACTGCACTGCTTCTTTGGCTTGATTTCTATCAGAAGAGTTTTTACCCCATCAGGAGTCTTCATCTCAACAATAAAGTCTACAAAGTACCGATGCCGCTGACGATCCACTGGACTCCAGTACGGTATGACTACTTCTTCTGATCCCCAACGGAGCACGTTTTGAGTTGTGTCGCAGTACTTCATAAACCGCCGTTCCCACATACTGCGATAGCATATCTTCATGGGATCGCCCATGTACTTTGAAGGGTTTTGTGGTTTAAATATCCCTTTGTATGCCATATAGATAGGTATGCACCGAGAAACAAAAAATGGCAATAACTCCTCCAAACGAAAATCAATCAAACAATCCTACACCAAGAGTGGTTGGGTCTACAAACAGATCACCGTCTCAATCAACTTTGGGTGCTAGGAGCACTGATACTAATCAGGATCCTTTTGTCGCAGCCCTAGAGGGTGGTGGTGGAGGCGTTAAGGGCACATATACCACACCGAAAGTAATAAGGTTCCCACTAGACATTAGCAGTGGTGAGTATCCTCATGTGATGCAGTTTAAAATTTACTGGAGGTGGGAAAGAAAAGACCTTGCGGACAACCTAGAGAAAGCAAAGAAAGACACAAAGGAATCTTTAGATCGTCTTCAAAACATAAACAGTAAACTGTCTAGTGGTAGGGGTTCTCTTTTGCAGAACACCATAGCAGCGTCTTCTCTTTACTCTTCTGATCCCAAAACAGCGGAAGAGATGTTTCGGAATCCATCAAGAGCAAAACAAATCCTAGAGAGAAAGATAGATTCGGAACAGACCTCTTTGAATGACCTGAATAGCATAGGAAAAATCGGTAAAACCGAAGACGAGCGATTACTAATTCAGGACAGAATAAACAGTGTTTTGAGTAAATCCTCTGCGGCTGGAGCAGGAGGAGTAGTAGGAAGTGTCTCTGCTGTTGTTGGGGGGGTCGGCGGATTCATCCTTGGGGGAGGAAAAGGAGCACTAGTAGGTGCCGCTGGCGCCGGTTTGATAGGTGCTGGGGTTGGTTCTGGTGCAGTAGCCGCTACACAAGCACTTCAAGCGGAACCAGTTTATGATCAAATGGTTTCCGTATATCTTCCATTCTGCACAAAAATCAACAACGAGGACTCCTTTGTGTTTGAAGAAACCGGTGGAATGAGAGGTGTCAAGGGAGTGTTAGAATCAACGCAGGGAGCAGGATCTCTTTTGGATGCGGTTACTCAAGGTCTTGAGGAAGAGGAATAATAGTAAATCCTCGACTGGAAAAACTGTTCAAGCAGAAGGACATGAGAACATTTACATTTTCTTGGGAATTGTATCCTAAAAATGAACAAGAAACAGAAGCACTCAAAGACCTTATCAAAACTATTCGATATCATGCTCATCCAGCGAAAGACGAGGCTGTTCAGGGAACAGAGTCTTCCCTTGTTGCTGTGAATCTGCGAGTTCCTGCGGAGTTTGTAGTGAAGTTCTTGTCCTACAACACCAGTGGAGGAGCAGGATCCTTTCAGGAGAATCCGTATATTCCTAAAATTGCTAGGTGTGTTGTAAACAGCATATCGGTAGACTACACACCCAATGCAGTGTTCTCTTCTTTCAAAAATGATTCTCCTACAGCGGTTACTCTTTCTATGTCAATGACAGAAATTACTGCTAACACTAGAGAAGTTGTGGACCAAGGATACTGATAATGTATTTCTCCAAGTTTCCATTTGTAGAGTACAGTCTTCCGTTTGGAGATGAGAACAAAACGGTTTTTGTTCGTAATCTGCTCCGTAGGATCTCTTTGTCCGAAGAAATCAAAGACGGCAGAGGAGCATTTTTAGAGTATGACATTAGAGACGGAGAAAGACCCGAACACATAGCGGATCGAGTCTATGGTGATCCTCGATATCACTGGCTAGTTTTGTTGACCAGCAATATTGTCGATCCATATCACGGTTGGTGCAAATCTTATTCTGTACTTCAAGACTACATCAACCAAAAGTATTCCGGATACTCGGTTTACATTACAAGCGGCAGTACTGGTTCTTTCTTTTATTCTACTTCTGTTGGACAGGGGAACAGTCTCCACCAAGAAGGAATTTCAGCAGAGGTTCTAAACTACGAACCTGAATTTTGTAGGCTTACTGTCCCTATTTCTGGTTCGTTTGTTACCGGAACCGCTTATATCAACAACGGTATTGGTGCAACATACGAAGTTTTTATACACCGAGTGGACCGTCAAGATCTAGCGGTTCATCATTTTCAGTTGTCTAGACCCGTTGGAAGTTGTGGAGCAGTAGAATCTGTTATTGTGGATCCTTTGTCCAAACAGACCAATTCTTATTCTTACTTGCGTGGTCATTTGGGTGGAGATAAAGATCCGTATCCAATAGTAGATAGTGGTGGCTTATGCTATGGTGTACCAAACGAAACAGTTCAATTGTACGAAACTTACATTGGTGAGTACATGGGTATCTCTGGTGATTCTGTTAACATCTATTCTTTGTCTAATACTGTTTATGAAACAGAACAAAACGAACTGAAAAGAACTATACGAGTTTTGAATCCACGTTACAAATCACAAGCAGAAGAAGAACTGAAATCTCTGTTGGAGTCTTGATGTATGACTACGAATCACGGCTCATCATTACTGAAAGCGGGAGACTATAGATTAGAGTCATTCACTATTACTTCTCTTGTTAGTGGAAACAAAGTAGACCTTCGTGGACTAGTTGCAAAGTTTGAGGTGTACGAAGATATTTTTTCTCCGTATCTTACTGCTAAATTGTATGTGGAAGATTCTTTAAACTTCCCTGAAAGACTCCCGATTTCAGGACAGGAGTCGGTCGAGATCGTATTTAAGACAGATGTTGACAATTTGACGCCGGTTCGTCTGCAATTCAGAGTGTATAAGATGGATACGGTTAGAATAGGTGCTTCCGCAAAAAGCCAATCCTATACTCTGCACCTGATGAGTGTTGGTGGTTACCTTAACTACTCTCAATTCTGTGGATACTCGCTAAAGGGCAATACCTCAACTATGGTTAGTTCCATATTTGAAAAACACTTTCCTGAAAGTGTATGGAAAGATCGTTTATTCATAGAAACCACCAAAGACAATTACTCTTTGGTTGTTCCTGCTGCATACACTCCTTTCAAAGCAGTGTCTTGGCTTGCTTCTCGTTCTTTTTCTGACGTAGGAAAAGAGTACACACCATATTTCTTCTATGAAACTTTAGACGGATACTCGTACAAAAGTTTACGCAAAATAGCAGAAGACGGCAAACAAAACATTCCTCGATACGTTTACGCCCCATCTAATCTTGCTGTTGGGGAAAATCAATCAGAGTCTGTTTCTTTTTCCACCGCTTTGCCCCCTCGTTATCACAAAGTTCTCATGCTTGAAGACATTGGTCGATTTGATGTTGCAAACACCATATCATCTGGAGTGGTGTCTTCTAAATTGGTGGTTCACGATTTGGTTAGAAAGCAAGCAAGAGAAACACAATTTTTAGAGAGCGATGTGTTTGAATCCAAACCAAAATTTGGCACGCAACCTTTCTTCAAGCAGGAAACCAGCGAGGCGGATAAACTGCGCTCTAGTGGAACAGCGTATTTCTACCTGCCAACCACTTCATTTACTACTCAAAATAAAGGGGTTGCAATTTCCGACAATTTTCAATACGAAAATGTTTTCTTGAAACGAAAACACCACTCGGGATCTTTGCTTACACACAAAGTAGCAATGGCAGCATATGGTGATTCACGAAGAAGAGTTGGTGATACTATCACATTAGACATATCACGAATACAGTCAGATTCTTTTTTCGATCCTGCTGTTTACGATAAAAATTTCAGCGGAGAGTACTTGATTACCTCTGTTAAACACGAATTTACTAGTGCGTATGTTTGCAAGTACGAACTTTCTAAAACCTGTATGGGGGTATGACTATGAAAGGCTTTCTAGGAAAAGAGGGTTTTGTGTGGTGGCATGGCGTTGTCGAAGACGTTATGGATCCTCTTCAATTAGGAAGGTGTAGGGTTAGAATATTTGGATTTCATTCTCATAACAAAGTAGAATTGCCGACCGTAGATTTGCCTTGGGCGTATCCAATGCAGCCGATTACCTCTGCTG